TTTCTATGTAATCATAGGATAGTGCATTATCCCATGTTTTTTGCCAATCTATCTCAACCCAAGATGGTAGTTCTCTTGTGATGTATCCACAATCTTGGCATATCTGCTCTGCAAATTCTGCACCACTCTCATATTGACCTTGATACATGTCCTCAAAATTCTCAATGTCGTAATCTTCTGCAAACTCATCGACTACTGCCTGTCCATAATCATCAACTAATTGATGATACTTTGTATAGTTGGTTTGAAATGCGTCCTCTCCGTATTTTTCTATGAAATCACACATTTCGTTGTACTCCCAGTTAAAGAGTTCATTATAGTGGTCAAGAAGTTCCTGTGTATGTTCTTGCATTTGTCCTGTAGAAAGTCTTGCCATAGGAATAAGGGGATAATTGGATGCGAGAAACAAAAATCAGTTACTGCAGAGGCATTATCCATGACTGCAGATGATTTTGTTTCCCTGTACTTATTATAGCAATAAAAAACCCTCTGTGCAAGAGGGTGTGACAGTTATTTAAGTGTCTTAATCATCGTACACTCTGCACTCAAACGCGTCAGGATGGTTATCACAGTATATTTCTAAATGTTTATCCTCATGACGAGTATGCCAATCATTAATTTTACCATCATTTGGTTCTACCACATCATCTTTATGTGCATATTCATAATCTGCATGTACTTCTTCGAGTTCTGACTTCTTATATTCTAACATACCATGATTGATATGTTCCTTTCCATCTTTGGGGTCAAGATGTACTTCGTGGTCTAAATCATGTTTAATTGTCATAATAGTTACCTCCTGTACTATTTATTTTTTTCAATCTCAGCGTGTAGTCTTTCAATAGGTGTTTTTGTGGGAATCCAATTACCACCACTCGAACCAGATAATAAAGATAGTAAATCTTTAGAATCTCTTAAACAAATCTCGTGATAGTTTATTGTCTCGACAACTGTGTTTCTAATTGTCTCGTATATTTCATGTGGTCTTGCTTCAGATTGAATACAATCTTGAATACAATCGCTTAAATGTTTTAACGAATAGTTTTTGTAGTTAGACATTTTAATTTGCGGTTAAGTTTATGATACCTCAAAAAATTATTTACGTCAACTATCTCCATTTGCTCAATGGTTTTGTCTCTATTAACTTCTCTGTCTCTATCATGTCACTCTCATCAGGATTAGTATGGTATGTGACTTCTTTTAATGTCTTTAGATATTCTAAAACATGCTCTCTAATTTCCATCAAATCCTCATAACATCCTTGATTATATGCACAACCACGCAAATCGTGATCTGGTTTCATAACAGATTCAGTAAAAAGGTCTAATGCCCTTTGATACTTAACAGAGGGTGTTTCCTCTCCTATGGATGCCTGATCTCTCATTTTTTCTTTAATCCCTTTTTTATATAGGACATTGCACATTCAAAATTTCTTGAAAAGTGAACTATCTGACCATTATGCACAATAGCAAACTTTCTTCCATTTGATGGCACTGCTGCCCACATGCCATCTTTGGTTACATATCCACTTGGTTGACCAATCTTAGGGTCTAACAAAGATGGAAATGTAGTTGGATAAAAGTTTTGATAATTACTTGGCATTGACACTCACTACTGTAGCGTTTGGATTTCTTGCCAGTGCAACCTGTCTTGCTTCATCAAAATTCCTTGCGATAACTGATTCAGTAAATACTCTACCATTTACATAGAGTGAGACTTCAAGATTCATAATCCTCCTTTGTATATTCTTATTATATAATATCTAATATGTTTATGGTGGGTTCTTGTGCCACTTTCTGAACTGGTTGATATTCTTGCACTCTCTTCTGAATTAAGTTACCATAGTCCTCATGTAGTTCACATCCTATGTAATCACGACCAAGTGCCTTTGCGACTGCTGCTGTAGTACCACTACCCATGAATGGGTCAAGTATTATATCTCCCTTCTCACTCCCTGCTAATATGCAAGGTTCAATTAAGTCAGGTGGATATGTTGCAAAGTGTGCTTCACGATATGGTTTATTGGTTACTGACCAGACAGATCGTTTATTCTTTGTTGGATAGCTTTTTGTAAGTCCCGAATGTGGTTGTAGTCCTGTTCCTTCGTTATGGTATTTTCCTTTTGTTCGATCTCTTGTTCCCCAATCTTTTGCGGGTTCTTTAATTGCTTCATTATCGTAATAGTATTTTTTATTCTTACTAAACAAAAATATGTACTCGTGCGACTTCGTACACCTGTCCTTAACACTCTCTGGCATTGGATTTGGTTTGTGCCATATTATATCCTGTCTGAGATACCATCCGTCTGCTCTCATTGCGAAAGCGAATTGCCAAGGGATTCCGATAAGGTCTTTTTCTTTGAGTCCTTCGATTCGATTTCCTCTGCGAGGACACACATCTGGTAGGTCTTGCTTTGTATTTGAGACACTTTGTTTAACCAATCCTTGTCCTTTTCCAGGTCTGTAATTATAGTAACTGTCGCCAAGATTAACCCAACAAGTTCCATCATTTCTAAGCACATTGCGAACCTCCTTGAATACTGTGATTAATTGATCTATAAATTCGTCAGGTGTTTGTTCCTGACCAATTTGATTCTCTTCTCCACCATAGTCACGAAGTCCATAATATGGTGGGGATGTGATGCAAGTCCTTGCCTGTTCATCAAATTGTTTGAGTGTCTCTCGACAATCCCCATAGAGTATGGTATCTCTCATAATAGAATTGCTACTTTGCTTGTTGCAATAATCATCAAAAATGTAAGCATGATTACTACATCCCATTGTTCATGTTGTATGTAAAATGGAATACAACATATATCGGCAATAACGTGCATGATCGCACCATAAAATGCTGATACATGTAGTATAACAAAATATGCTGCAATAATCAAGATTGAACCTGTGATTCTTGATACAACTAATGGTTTCATTTTAAAAATTTAAGAAATGTTGATCTGCTTGTTGATACAAGTATGATAGATTAATTGGTGGTAGTATCGGATTGACAACTCCAATATTACACTCAATGTAATCTCCATGTTTTAATTCTATCATAGCACCATCAGCACCTTCTTGGTATAATGTTCGGGCATGAGCGTCTTCAACAACTACAACTCTTCTTGCTGTAAGATCAATGACAAGTAACCAATCAAATGTACTGACTTGTTTAAAATCTTCAACAGTTTTTGTCTCACTTAGAAATGATTTGACTTTAAACTTCTTAGTTGCATTTGGGTCTTTTCTTTTGTAAAATAGATTCTTACCCATCTTAAGTTCAATCTTCTGGTCTTCCCACTCAAAGTCATAACCATTTTGGTCAACTCTATCAATATCTGAAAACTTATCCAAAGCTTTCTCTACCATAGTTGCCCTTGCAAAGTTATCAGCATTTGATGTGAATCCTTTATCAGAATACAAAGAGTCAACAACTCCAAATACTCGATTCCAATCCACTCTTGTTTGTAATTGTTCAATGAAATTCATGTTGTTACCACCGAATGAATGTTAAAATTTACTGAGACAGTTTTTCTTATCTCATCACTCTCATGAGGACTGACCCCATGTAGAATGTGACTTGAGAAAAAAATTATATCTCCTTTTTTTATAATTGGTTCATGAGTGTTTGAATAGGATATAAAATCCTCATAATCATCTGAAAAATTACATGAATTTCTATCCATGAAAAAAAATTTACCAAAATCAACACCATCATTTGCAAAGAATACACTTGATATTTCATGCCCTGCATGGTCATGAATCTCTTGAAAATAACCTCTTTTATATAAATTTATCCAAGGGTTATACATTGTATACTCGAAAAGTTTTTTGAAATCTTTAGATAAAATTTCTAAACTTGGTTTGTACAAATCATAAAAGTCTTTCCATAAAACAGGTATTCTGTCAATCTTACAATGCTTCCCCCAACTAAAAAATTCATTGTCAACTTGTTTAGTTTCACACATTTTATCAATAGTTGATATGAAATCATCTGCGTTGGGAGCAGGAAAAACTGTGTAAAATTCAGATAAAAATGGTGTGTTAATCATCTTGTAATTACTGAAGTTGCCGCTTGACCTTGATTGAATATCACATCAACAACTGCTTCGACCTTTTTAGCAGTAGAGATACCAACTTTAGAATAGACAGGGATGCAGACAAGTCCGAACACTTTGTCAGCATTGCCCTTACGAATGACACGACCAATAGTCTGACTGATACCTATGTAATCCATAGACCTCATAAACAATACTGCTTCCAGACCATTGACATTGATGCCTTCTGAGAGTATGCTGTGGTGCAGTACAACAAACTTCTTGTCGTTTCTACCCCACTCATTAAGTGTATCAAAGAATGTCTCTCTGTCCACCTTCTCTCCGTCAATCATGGCACCTGTCTTAGATGTAATCATCATCCAAGAATAACCACGAATTGCCAACTGTTGAACAAAGTCAGTCTGTGATACAAGTGCAACAATCTGTTTTGTTGACTTGGCACATATCAATACTTTATCTTTGTCAAGATTGTCAATCGCTTCAACCATTTGCTCGTTGTCTCTGTCAGCAACCAATTCATCCTTCTCAAGTATTCTTGACTTGTAAACTTCGACCTTTGGTGGTAGTATGTAACCCTGCTTGACCAACTTGGGTGCAGGTACTTGACAAATAACATTGCCATATACTTTTGTCAAGTTCATACCTGCTTTGCTAGGTGTCAAACTGTGCTTTGGTGTAGCAGTAAAGAAGTATGCTCTTGTGAAGATACTGGTTGATATATGCTCAACAGCAGGGAAAAAGTTTTTCTGAACTGAGTTGTGTGCTTCATCAAAGTAGATAGTATCAACAACAATATTACTCTCAGCAATTCTGTGTAGTGAATGATATGTTGTGAAGATCAACTGGTTGTGACCATCATTGGCACAATGGAAGTTGAACTCTCTGATCGCATCAACCTTAGTTGTGCTGAAGTGATGAGTCTCTCCACTATGAACGTGCATTACTTTAACATTAGTGATGAACTCTAAGAACTCTGCTGACAACTGGTTTGCCAATAGAATACGAGGTGCAACAACTACAATAGTTTTTACTGCTTCACTCTCAAACTCTCTCTTGGCATCCTGTATCATACAGATAGTCTTACCACCACCTGTAGGAACGATAACCTGACCTTTGTCATTGTCAATCATCGCTTTAATTGCTTGCTCTTGGTGGGGTCTTAGTTGCATGAATAACTCATTGATATGTACATATCATAGCATAAAAAAACCCCCTGTGTAAGGGGGTGTGCCACTATGTTAACTGACCATGTGTTACCATATAAAAAAAAGTCTCACTTTGAAACAAGTAAGACTCCTACATTTTTGATCCCTTTAACGATTAAATATACCCTTCGGAACAAACCATACAAAGGTATGTATGTATATTTGTTTTTTTAAAAATTATAGTTAAGTCTATCTACATTTTTTGATCGTTCTTTGTGAGAAAAAAATGTAGTAATAGAATATCTACCATAACCATCAAAATAATCTGAATCTTTGATAGTAACTTTTTTAACTCCATGTTTAACCCAACCAGGTAACATTATAATAGAGTTATTATTACATGAGTACTGATAATCATAATCAGGAAAATATAACTCACCACCTTCAAACTTCTTAGGTTCCTTAAAAAAATATGAAAATGCAAGAAACTGCATCTGCATATCTACATGTGGTCTGTAATCGTCACCATCATGATAATATCTCACCTTTGTAATATCCCAATTACAAGACTTAGCTATAGACAGACAATCATGCACATTTGAAAAAGCATTTAGTATTTCAGTATCAAACATTTTTCTTGTGGTTGTTAATATATTTGATATGGGTCTATATTTTGTTGAGTAAACATCATCTAATATTAAAGCTTTTGCATTTGTATAATTGACAACACCACCATATTCTCTCGTACCCATTAATTTATTTGGTTTTGTCAAAAAATCTAATTCTTCCCATATCAATTTAAGTTCATCATCATTATAAAAATCTTTTATTATGAGATGTGGGAATGGTTCAACAAATGCATCTGCGTGTAAATTTTCCATAATTAATTCATAAAAAAACTTCTGTGTCTTTTTTAATATCTAACATTAAAAATATCATTTCCTCATCAGAATAGTTGTGTCCTTCATGTTCTAAATCCATCACATAGTGTAGTTGAGGTTCTCCCTCTTCCCAGTGTGTTTTCCTACCATCTTCCCATATCATATAACATTTTTCTTTATCGGGTATTTTTATAGGTATCTGTATTCTTTTATATGGTTCACTAAAAATATCAGGGTCTTTGTGTTTTTCTACTCTTGTACCCGCATAGAAAACACCAATCGCAGACCACAAAATCTCGTGATTCTCATGAATCTTTATAATTTTCTCATTCATAAATTTTTTACGAATAAGTGTCCTATTTTTACGATTTACTAATTTATTCCAACTGTAATCAATAAGATTGTTGGAATATGGTCTTGGATTATGTAATCTATAAAGTGGAAACTTAGTTACTTTAGCCCACTCATATAAATCTTTGATATCTTGTTTAGTTATCATAATTTTGTGAACAAAGCTAATACACCACTATTTAACAGTATATCATATTCTTTTCCAATTGACAATTCGTCATAATCATATTTTTTTAATTCAATATTATTCACGATTGGATGACCATCAAGACAAATCAAAACAGACTCTGAATCCACTTTTATTTTATCTTCAACCACAAGTTTACCATCCCAATCATCATCATCATTTAATGTATTAAATCCCCACATTGATGTATTTTCTAAAAAATGGAAAACATTATGTTGTCTATAAAACTTTTTTACATCAATTAATTTACCATTTGCTTTGATGATCGTGACATCATCTGAAAATGGTTTTGCAATCTTTGCTGATCCATAATAAACATATTGATAAATGACACCTCTTTCATGTGGAAATTCATATCCAGCGGTGCCTTCATCAGCTTTATACGCACAAGCCATCCATGAATCAAACCTTTTCATATATCTTGAAATAATCATAGGTGAACTCTCCTCATCTTTAACTTTTTAAGTCTTCCAGATCTGGTAGTTTTACCCATGAGAGTCTTTCCAACCAGAGATTGATAGTTCAAAAGTTCATCAACATCAACTTCATCTGGTATATTTGATTCTAAAATAGGTTCTCTTTGATCTTGACTATTAATTTTATTAATTAAAACATCATTAACCATAGTATCAATGAAATCTTCTATGTCATCATCATCATTAAAATTAAATCTATCCATATCAACAATCACAGAAAAATAATCATCAATTGGTTTATGTGAATGTAATCTACATGCTTTAATTACAATACTATTTCGTTCAGATAGATACTCCTCTATTTTAAAAATAAATTTCATTTTTTACTCTCGTATTTTTTCCAATATTTTGGATTAAGATATCCCATCGAATAATCATTATCACCATCTTCTTTAAACACTAGAATAACATCCCCTACTATTGCCAATCTCTCTCCAACAAAATCTCGTGCATTATCAGTTGAATGTGCCAAAGAACTTGGAAATAAAACTATATTTCCTTCTTGTGGATCCATATAAAATGTTGAGGCATTATGCTTGTTAGTATTACGAATTGCATCTTTTATATCACTTTTATTTAATCCAGCTAATAATCCATTAATATTTGCATCATTAGAAAAACGTAAACGATGTGAATTGGGTGGTGTATTTAAATAGTATGTAAATGATATATCACTATTAGCATGATTATGCCATTGAATATTTTCATATGAAGCTCTCGCTCTTGACAACCAACTTTTTGTAATAATAAAATCAAATATATCCTCATATTCAAGAACATCGTGAACATATGTTTTTACATTTTCAATAATCTCATCGAATATTTCTGTAAGATTCTCGTCAAGATGTATGTAAGGATTTCCAGTGTTTTCACTTGTAGTATTATACCACTCTTCTCCATTTTTACAAATAGTTTCTTGTTCATAATCATACTTTGAATATACATCATAAAATGCTTTTTTGTATTTCTCATGATGTAAAACTTTATTGGAATAAATTGTCGTAGGAAAAATATCAAAAATTTGAATGTTAGTCATAATCTTGCATCATACCCCAACTTGTAGCAATATATTTTGATCCATTTATCGGTGGATTTCCTCTGTGTGTATGTGTAAATCCAGCGGGAAAAATAAGCACGTCACCTGCACGAGCCTGTTCTCTACGATTTTGATATAAAAATTCTGTTTCACCACCGTCAAAAGAATCATTTAAATAGACTTGCACCACAAATGCACGTTGTGCATTGAGAACTCCACCATTTTCATAATGCCATGCATGAAATCCTCCACCCATTGGTATTTTTTTTATTTTTAAATCATATAATATAAACTTAGATTCTTTCAATACACTAAAAGTTTCTATATAATTATCAACACAATTTTTAATATTTGGTAATATTAAATCTGCTATTTTACTCGTAGCTAATAAATCAACCTCCCAATCATCTATCAAATTTATTGACATATGATTTTGCTTATGTAAATATTCCTTATCATAATACATTAAATTATTATCTTTTAAATATTCAATGTTTTTTATAACCTCTTCACAGTTGTCAGGGGTTAGAATATAATTATAACGTTGAATTAAATCCTTATCTTGTGTCATGTAAGAAATCTCGCATAACAATATTATAACATAAAAAATATATATGTAAACTAATTGATAGTTCCGTTTCCCAGACCACCAATATATGTGCCACTATTGTTGACTGCAACTGATATTCCACCATTTGATCTTCTTATAGCATTTCCATTTCCACCACCAGGAACTGACGTAGCATCTGCAGGATTACCATTTTGTCCACCTTCTCCACCTGACTCACCATATGCTTGGTTGTCATTAACTGCACCTCTACCACCATCACCAGAAGTTACTGCATTACTTTGTGTTCCACCAGTTGCTGGTACATATGAACCACCGGGACCTGGTGATTGTGACGTAGTACCACCTGCTCCAAAAGGAAGTCCTGCACCTCCACCACCTCCACCACCAGAGGCTTTTCTATCTTTACGTTTATCTCGTTGTCTTCCATATCCACCACCTCCACCACCACCATATCCGGCACGAAGAAGTCCACCATTTATGTTAACTACAGCTGGATACTCAACTCCTAATGCACTACTACCATGCCCACCTGGTTGTCCACCCTCAAATTGATATCCTCTTCCACCGTTACCACCTCTTCCACCGGCACCAGTTAATCTTCCGTTATTTGCAACATCAATTGTAAGTGATCCTGCGATTGCACTCCATGACCCAGTTCTTACCGCACATCTATCTCCATTAGCTCTTCTTTCTTGACCAGTTTGTGATCTAAATTCTTTATCAATGTGTATAATTATTTTGGATCCAGATTCTTTTTTACCTCTAAAGTTACCAATCACTGTGACGGAATTATTATTCCATTTATTAGTCTTTGCATTAATATGATCTTCTCTTCCACCTGAATATAAATTAACAACAACATTTAAGCTTTTTCCACGAAAATGACTAAATCTAATTTCTCCGGACTGTGGTATACCAGAGTCTAAAGGTAAATTAGTTAACTTATTAACAGTTTGAGAAATACGATACGTTCCTAATGATCTTGCTGGATTAGCTCCGAACTCAGCCTCAATCGTATCCCTAAACGACATATTCGTTTGTGAACCAGGTATTGTCATAAGTTAAATTGCAGCATCAGTTACTTGTCTCCACGCAGATCCATTATAATATTCTAGTCTATTATCTGTTGTATTATATATCATCGCACCTGCAACCACACCACTTAAACTTCCTCTTTCAGTTGAAGAAACACGAGGTGGTATCATAAATCTAGTTGTAATGGTGCCAGCGTCAGCTAAATCAACTGATGATCTTAATGTCACTGTACCAACACCCACTGCCTTGGCAGCAACACTAGCATCACTAGCATTAACTGTAATACCTATAGGTATTGTTGTTGTCTTAATTCCAACTTCACCAGTGGAATTAATAAAAAATCTATTAACAGCACCACCAAAAACAGATCCATCATTTACATCAAAGTTTTGACCATTTTTTGGTGCACCACCGACAGATAAAGTGCCAGTAATGTGTCCTGTATTTGCTGTTGCAATACCACTTACATCGTGATTTTTTGAAAACAGATTATCTGTAAAAACATTCTTTGCAGTCACAACTCCAACAAATGTTGATAAACCACTTACATTTACTTGTGTGGGTGTCACATTTCCTGTTAATGATTGAACTTCAACACTATTAGTAAAAACAGCAGATCCTGTAAATCTTGAGGTTCCCTCTACATGAAGAAGTGAAATAGGATCATTAACACCAATACCTAATGAACCAATTCCTGTAAGAGTCATTAATTCATTACCAAATCCTCTGTGCCAATTATAATTACCACTACCATTAAATCCACCAGCGTTTAGATAGTAATTGATATTACCACTATCATAATTGATAAAATCTAGTGATCTTCTTGTTGAATTTGTTGCTCCACCACTTTCATCTCCATATCTTATACTTGCGAAAGAAGTTGATAAAGCCGATGTTCCACCATCCAAACTCGCAATCTGTAATTCATTGAAAACAGAAACACCTGCTCCAATAGTCTCAAGTCTGATTTGATTATCATAAAATATTGTTGTAGCAGCACCTACAGTAGCAGTTAAGAAATCTTTGTCACCAGTTCCACTTTTTATTGTAAACTGATTAGCAACTATTTCAAGTTCAGAGTCTGTTCTATTTGTTATTTGTGAAATATTCGGACTTACAGTGGTGTTGTGTCTGATTTTTAAATCTCCTGAACCACCAAAAACAGCAAACGTGTTATCTCCAAATTCAAGTGCGTCGTCTGATTTATCCCACTGTAAATCATAATTATCACCAGTAAATTTTACATCATCATTAAATGTGGTTACACCAGCAACATTTAACTCATCTAATTGAGTTTGTCCATCTACATCAATATTTGTGGATACTGTGACACCACCAGTGACAGTGAGTGTGCTTCCATCAAATGTTAAATTAGCACTATCTTCTATCTCACCATCAGTGCCAGCTAATACAACACGTCCAGAAGTTAAATCCTCTATCTTAAATGTATTTGCTTGACCTCCAGCGTTAATATCAAGTAATCCATCAGTCGTTACAGCATCTAATGTTGAAGAACCATCAACATTTAATCCATCAAGTTCAGTAGTTCCATCTACATCTAAATTACCATTAGCATCTATATTACCAGTGAATGTAGAAAGACCTGAAGTAAAGAAATCATTTGTTGTTGTAAATCCAGTGACACTTACTGTTGAAAATGTCGAAAGACCCGTAGTCACTAAATCTTTGGTTGTTAAAATACCAGTGACGACTAAATCTTGAGTTGTAGTGATTCCACTTATTAAAACGTTACCCCCTGTGACACCAAATCCAATTTGTGTATTTGGATCACCACCAACTTGCAATTCAAAAACAGGATTATCGGTAGATATACCAACTTTAGCTGTCGTTGACAGAGAACCTGCCTGAGCTACGAATCCATCGGTTGCAATTGCAACTATTCCTGATAAGTCACCAGCAGCACCGACAAATTTAGTTGCAGTTATAATTCCACTTGCAGCATCTATGATAATACTTGGACCAACACTAATCGCAGCTCCAACATTAACTCCAAAACTTGTAAGAATACCAGATATACTTGCACTACCTCTCACATCAAGTAATTTTTCAGGAACTGATGTACCAATACCAACCAGACCATTTGGATTTACTACAAGATGATCATCATCAACTTGCAATCCATTTTGGTAATTAAACGATTTATTATAATTCGACATTGTGATTCTTTTTAGTTATTTATTTTGTTTTCAAGTGCATCTAATCTGTCCTCATTCCTTTTCTGAGTTTTCCCAGTTGGTTTCGGATGTGCCATTGATTCTAAAGTATCTACCTTCGCAGATAATTCTTTTATTGCTTCAATTAAAAGTGGAACTAATTTCTCGTACTGAACAGTTAGATATTCATTATTGCTTGGAGCAGGTTTAACTACCTCTGGTAATACTTCTTGAATTTCTTGTGCGGATACACCAGCAAATCTTTGATCTCCAGTATCAACATTACAATCAACTTTAGCAGTTTCATTATGCTTATAAGTAAATCCACTAATTGATTTAACTTTCTCAAGAGCCTTTGTTATCGGTGAAATCTCATCCTTAAGTCTAATATCAGATACAAATGCAATAATATCATCAGTAGCACTTAATGATCCAGTGACTTTTGCACCAGTTTGAGTTGTTTCAAATCTCTGTCCAGCACTAGCACCATTCCAATGTAATTTTACTGCACCAGTGCCACTAAATTCTCCTATATAAGCACCATTTGTTTTAGTGATATTAACTACCTGATCACTCTGTAAGAATAGATTTCCAGCTCCAGTCTCTCTAATAACAGAATTTGCTGTATCATGTAGTATCTCCATGTCAGAGTTAGAGGAAGCTCCTCCAAATTCAAGTTTTACTCCATCAGGTAAAAATACCTGATTATTGAATGTAGAAATACCACTTACATTTAATTTACCTACATTAAGAACATTTTCACTCGAATTATATGTTAATTCAGCGTCTGTGGCAGCATCTGTCATTTGACCAGAAGTCAATGAAGTCAAGACTAACCTTTGGGTACCTGATCCAGCAGTTAAAGTTGAACCGGTGTTGCTTAGTCCTGCACCATCTCCAAAGAGGGTAGATGCAGTTAGTGAACCACTCACAGTAGCACTAGAAGCAGTTAAGATTCCGGTTACGACAGCACCACTACTAGTTGTGTTGAATCTTAATGTATTATCATGGAGTAATTTAGCACCTCCATCATCGTCTGTACCTGTATTTTCTGAAAATATAGCTATATTTTCGGTATTACCAGGATTATTAACAGTTAATGTTGAAGTCATCAATATTAAATTACCAGTACCACGATCTTTAATGATACTATGATTTCCATCATGTACGATTTCTAAATCTTCGTCATCACCAAAAAGTAATTTTGTATTGTCTGGAAGAAATACTGAGGATCCAGCACCAATATTAACGGTTCCAGCAATTCCAACACCACCATCTACGACCAAAGCTCCTGTGCTTGAATCAAAACTTTCTCTATCATCATCATTTGTTGGACTTATTTTGACATTATTGAATATGTTAACATCTTCGTTGAATGAAACAGGTCCGTCAAATTGTGAAAGTTGTTTATTAGATTTACCACCCTCTACAACAAGTCTCTCTTTAACTGTGACTTCATCAAATATGACACTTAATCGTGATGGGTCTGCACCAGTTACAGTTGGTATGGGCACATCAAAACTAATCTCTTCACCAGTTAAAGCTGATTTTCTATTATTTCCTATATAAAAATCACCCTTGTCATTCATACCCGTGTAAACAACAGCACCGGCAGATCTCTCTTGAGATTGTGATAAAAACTCTTCTCTTTCAGTTAATGTTTTAATTTGTACTTGAGGTAGTGCTGTTGAATAGTTACCAGGACCATAACCAAGATATTCAAATGTATGTCCAGAGGCACGTAAAATAGATGGTCTATGAAACTCAATAGGTATTGCTTTTATTTTTTGAATGTAAGATCCGTTATCATGAGCTGCTGGTGAAGTTCCTAACACACCTCTAATAATAGTTATCTTATTATTGCCAGATCCACTTAAACTATTTTTTGAGACTCTTGCAATTTCATCGTCAATTTGAATGTAAGATCCATATGGAAAACGATTTAATATGCCAGTCTGATCATTTAATAGTGATATTTGTATCGTGGTATCTGATATCGCAACACTTGCACCTAATTTTGCATATTCATTCCCATATATTGGAACTCCTCTCTTAGATAAATTTTCACCATCAACATCAGATGTAGCGTTGTTAGCAGAAAAAGCATGTTTTAATACAAATCCACCAGAGAAGAAACCTTGTGGTAGATGTGTTGTTGCAGTAAATACTGTGGTGCTTGTTTTTGATTTAACAACAAACGTTCCAAGATTGTTATTGTCACTATCATTATATTGGAATCGATTACCTACTACTAAACCATGTGGACTGTTTGCAATAAATTCTGTAGTTGTACTACCAGCTGGTGTGTATGCACGAAACATTGAAACAGCCTGACCAACAACAATTGCATACTGATCTGTTGTAATTTCACTATCACCAGTAGTTTTAGCTATAGCAATACTATTCTTTGAAGGAACTGATGTTAATCTATAATAAGAATCAGTTGTGATTCCAGATCCAGTAATTTGAATTGTTAAATTACTACTATACCCAAGAACACTTGCACCTAAACCAACAGCATTTTGATCAAATTTATCTTTAACTCTTCGTTGATTGTCACCACCACCAGTGCCAACAATTGCTTTGTCAATATATCCTATATCACCAGCAGAATAACCACCACCTGAGTTTGTAATATCAATATAATCAAAACTACCACCAGTAACATTAACAGTAGCTAAAGTTCCCTTCCAATTAGAACTAGATGCAGAGTTTACATCAGTTAAAATTTTAACATTATAAAATGTACCATTATTAAATCCACTTGAAACTGAATTTAATTTTGCAGTTACAATTCCAGAAAGACTGTGATCATTTCCTAGAGTAATTGTGGATAAACCTGCACTCGTGGGTGTTACACTCGTCACGGTTAATCCGATACCAAGTTTTTTTGTAAATAAATCTGATGTCTCTCTTGTTATACTTTTCTTTAAATCATTTGTAGATACTTGACCAACTGGATTTCTAAGTGCAAATGATGTAGCTGGACGAGGATTATCATCTTCATTATCCCTATCAAGTTGAGGATACAAATCAACAACATTTTGACTAAATTTAAGGTCAGTAAACTCCTCAGGTACTGCATAACTTGCATTTAGTGGAATAATATGATAGATACCATCCTGTTCAAGACCAATGTGATCTGAGATTTTAATATTTCTATAGGTGTAAATATTAGATTGTAGATCTGTTCTTTCAAATCTTGGTAAGTTTACAGTTCTATTATCAAAATTATTTGTAGGAGACGTTTGAATATCTTTACCTGGTTTATATTTGAAAGTTAAACCATCAGTAACTGAATCAACCGTAAATGATCCATTGAATCCACTATTAGCAGCTCCAACTGTATTTACAGAGTCTGTTACATTTTTTATTGTTACTAAATCACCAACATTTAAATTATGTGGTTTGGATGAAATAATTGTGACATCTTTTGTGCCCGTATCAAAAGAACATGTGCTTATGAATCTTGAGTTTCTATCAAAATCGAAATCTTGTCTTGTGAGCGCAATATCCCTCGATTTGGATGTGAAGTCTGCATCAGTTCTCAATCCTGTTGTTGAGGATTCTTGAAGAACGAATCCACTTTCAGGATTCTTAGCATTTGTAGTTTCTTTTGGAATTGTGACTCTTAATTTATAGAGTTTTTCATCTATACTTCTATTGTCTGCTATTCTTTTTATGAATGATATTTTTCGATTACCTATACCGGCTGTTCCAAGAGAATTTAATTGTTGGAACAATTCACTATTTGCATTGGTATGTATAAACCATTGACTATTATCTGAGTCAAACTGTATTGGAGATCCTGCTTCACCTGAATTTTTATCAACAACTCTACTTTTTACAACTAAATTTACACCACCATTCATTGAAACTGCTTCTCCGTTGTTTGCATCTTGAAGTGAAGAAGCTAAACTAAATGTGGTTGTTGATAATCTAATTGCAAAGTAAACTTTATTTTCTAATGCGTTCTCTGGTAAATCACCAACTTTACTCTGTAAAATAACCTTTTCTCCTGTAAGAAGAGCATGTCCACTCACAACTTGAAATATATTTGATATTGGTGCAGCAACACTGTATTCTTTTATTGAACTCGTTACTCCATCTGACATTAAAATATTGGATGAATAAGTTACATCATTAATTTTTACTAGTAACTGATCCTGATCTTTTGCACCAACCTTATATCCTTGTGTTAATGATGGAGGTTCATTATCAACATTATCAAAACCAAAAATATATATTCTATCTTTAGCTGAGTTGTTCCCCCCACCAGTGGATAATGATGTAGTAACTCCCACATCAATGGACAACCAATCTATACTGCTTACATTTTGCTCTATAGATTTTGGTGGAATGTAATGTGTGACAAATGATGTGTCATCTTTATCAAAAGCATTCTTCTTAAATCCATCAGCTATTAAAGCAAGTTGTCCAAAGTTTGAGTTTGAGTTAGTAATTGAGGCATCACCACCTGACAATGCTTCAAAATGTTTATTATAACCTATCGCAAAAACAGATACAATTTGAAGTATTGCATCGTTAGACATTTTGATATGACATGTCTCCCAACCACTTCTATAAATTGCTCCCGAATCTAAATGATAGACTGTTGAGGGATTTGTGGATGATGATTTTTCTGCTAATTGATCACCAAAGAAATCTGATGCTAAATTACCCTCATAATTTCTATTTGTATCAATATATTTGACAAATGCACGGTCATCTTTTTGAAGTGATACACCAGTGAATTGTGCAACCACCATAGATCTAAATCCATCAGCTTTACTTCCATCTGCATGAAGTCCATTCATACCATACACAGATCTCATCGAAATATTAAAGATGTAAGGTGAGGCTCCTGATACTGTGTCAGTTTCTATTATTACTTGCCCACCAGGATTTCCAGATGCATCACCAACTGGATTTAAATCTTGATCAAAATCATCAAGTGCATATGTAAATATACGTTCGTTATCAGGATCAACAAATGCAACTTTTGTTGATACGTTGTAAGCTTCTGGTCTTACATTTTTAATTTTTATAGGAGTTCCTACAGATAATCCATGAGGATTTTGTGTTGTGACAGTAATCTTATTTGATGGAACACCTGGTAAGTCACCAGAAACAATTTTTGTAATACTAATCGGATCATCAGCAAATGCACCAACAATCTCCCACTCAGGTCTTTGTTTTGCAAATCCATCTGGAGTGGCTGGAAACTTTTGATCTATATCTCTTGTTGAAGCAGTATTATATGCATTTGACACTTTTGCATAATACATATCTAAATCTGTCAATCCAGACCTATCATAATTGTTAACACCGTCGGCGTATTCAAATATGGTTAACTTATGATGAGAAAATGTTGGTTTAACTCTATTTGTAGCAGAAAAATCACCATTATCAGTGTACACTTTTCCATTTTCATCACCATCAAACACACTAAATTGCCAAAAATAACAAGTTCCTGTTATTCTGAATATCGCACTTTTTGGATCTGATTCATATGATGTTGTTGGGTTAGGGACATATTTTGGTCTTATCTTTGTTTTTCTTAAATCTAATCCAACAAGTGATGTACCACGAGGAACTATTACACCACCATAAACACTATTAAATTTGTAAAGAATATTATCCTCTTGCTCTAAATCAAAAGTTGAATTTTTTGTAATATTAAAGATTGAAGCATCTGACTGCACAGCACCTGTAGGTCCTGGCAAAATTGCTTTTGCAACATTACTCTCTTTCTTAATGCCAAAACCTGGTCTATTATCTACAACATGCTCACCAGGCATCAATAATATTGTTGTCCTTTCGATCAAATCGTTATTGTTACCTTTTACGTAGGAGAATCTAGCTGCCTCCAACAAAGCTCTTTGAATAGTTTTGAATGGTTTGGTAAGCGAATTACCTTCATTAGTTATACTGTCTGTTGAATCAAGATCACTTGGACTAACATAAAGTATCCTTCCTTCTACATTCTTGATAAAATTCTCTAATTTATTCAGGGGCATGGGTATCCTGACTACTTAATACTATATTTTATTTATGTATGATGAATGACTACTTTTTCTCAGATAGTTGTGCATATTCAATTTTTTCTCCTTCTAACTCATTACATACTTGAAGAACACGAAGAAATTCATCAGGTGTATCACACTCAACAAGTCTTTGTGTGCCATTTTCACTTATTAAAAGGAAAGATCGAGAACACATGTCCACAACCACCTTCGATAAAAAATCTTCTTCCATATATACTTTTTTTTCTATTTTAACATAATATGAAAAAATGTCAATTTCATCTATTTAGATGATTTTAGATCATCAACCTCTTGTTTTAATTCTTTTATAGCTTCAACCAATAATGGAATTAATAGTTCGTACCTCACTGCTTTTCTTCCGTCCTCTCTTGTCTCTGTTAAACCAGGTAAATTTAATTTTTCAACTTCTTGAGCTATGACTCCAACCTCCTCAACTCCTTCATCAGCATGATTTGAATTCCAGACAAAAGTGTTTCCACTAATATTATCTACCTTTTCCAATGCATTTTTTATTGGAGAGACATTATCTTTATATCTTATATCTGAAGTACGGAATGCAATGATATCACCCTTGACTCTTAAACGACCATCACTTGCCCTGATTACTGCTCTATTAGAATTAGCATGAAATATATCATCTAAATTTCCACCAGTTGTTATCAGAGCAATATTAGCATCATTACCAGTGTCAGAAGGGTCTACACTAGTTCCAGAACCTTCATTTTCCCATGATGGCATGGCATTCGCATTTGATTTCAATACCTGACCTACAGTTCCATAATTTGAATTGCTTCCCCCAAATGTCCAAGAACCAGTATTATTAATTGTAAATCTTGTACCACTTGAGTGTTTAAATGCAAGGCCCTGACCATTCACTAATTGGATTCGATAATCATAATCTTGTGATCCAATTCTTGTCTTACTAAAATCAACATATGGACCATCATCAGAATTTCTCCAAAGTTCTAATGCACCATCATTTGTAATTGCTGATCCTTTCGTTGCAAAAGATGAAGCTTGACCAACTGTCAACGCACCACTACCGAAAGTAAGTTCTGAACTCGCAGCAAAATTACCACCACTGTTAAATTGAACCTCAGTGTTACTTCCAGCTGCACTTGTGGTAACTTCACTACTGTTTACAGAAAGTGTTGTACCACTTATTTGAAGACCACCTCCTACAGTCAAATATTGTAAATAACCATCATTATCCCAGAATACGATTTTGTCAGCACCAGCACTTACACCCTTTAATACAGCTCCTTGAAGTTCCAGAATATTACCAGCAGTTCCATCTATCGATAAACCACCTGCTGCAGAACCACTTGAAGCATTTGTAATCCTACCATCCACATCAACATCAATTGATGCATAATTGTAAGTACCTGGTGTCACACCACTTGATTCAAGTTCATTTGATCCAACAACACCAGTTCTAAGTTGCCAATCACTTCCATTACCACTTACTTGAATATCACCATATGTTCCATCATTTAGGAAACCACCATCAGTTGAATTAACATTGATTGTTGTGCCAGTAATTGAAAGACTGGTTCCAAGTGACAAATATCTTAATGATCCTCCACTCCCATCGACATCCCAAAATATAAGTCTGTCATTGGTGCCAGGATCGATTGCCGATAAAGTATTATTTGTTCGTGAGAATATTTCACTAATATTACTGTCTACATTAAATGCTGAAACAGAGTCATCAATTGTTCCGAAGAAAGTTCCACCTCTAAAATTTTCTGCGTATACATTTCCCCATCGATTGGTATTACTTTCCCCTAAATCATAAGTATCACTTGATTCTGGAAATATATTTCTTGTTGTTAAAACATTTCCTCTTGGATTATATTTCAATTGACCATCAACATATACATCTTTTTCAGTTCCAGAATCAGTCACAAAAGTTAAATAAAAATCTTGATTTTCATTAGTGGGATTAATTGTTATCTTAGTTGCACTTTTTGCTGTGGCACCAGTTATATCAAGACCAGTAGTAGTTGCAGAAGTAAGTCTACCCTTTGCGTCAACTGTAATAACTGGGATTTGTGTTCCGCTTCCATAACTACCTGCTGAAACACCAGTGCTTGCCAATGTTCCAGGATTAGTTACATTAGCACTTCCGTCAAAATTAACACTCCATGACAAATCACCGGTGATCGAAATAGATCTTGCAGTCGCCAGTTTTGTTGCAGTGTCTGCATTTCCAGTGACCGCACCAGAAAATTCTCGTGCATATACTTTTCTCCACTGAGCATTTGAAGCTCCAAGATCCTTACCAGATCCATCATTTTCATCTGAAGAATTATGAGATGGTAGTATGTTACTGTTTACATCAGCATTAAATGTAACGGTATCATTTGCTGCATTACCGAGGGTAGTATTACCATTTACTGTCAAGTTATCAGTAATTTCCAAAGTCCCTGATGTTGTTACAAGAGGTGCTTTTAAATACAAATCATCATTAGAATCATTTTCGATTCCAATTTCAAATCTCATATTTTCACCACTTTGAGAGTAGTAACGTATGTAAGCCTTATCACCCGATCCACCACCAGGATCAGATTTCCATTGGATACCCACATTGTCACTATTTCCAAACATCGGTTGAATAACATTTTCTGCTTCGATCTTATCCTTAAATGTAGAAATACCTGAATTTATTATTAATCCACCAGTGGTTGCTCTAAAACCTTGACCAGCTGTAATGATACCAAGAGCATCTACGTTTGTAACATCATCATAAACTAAATTTCCAGTGATACTTAAATTTCCATTGATATAAAATTCCGATCCATCCCAAGTTAAATTACTACTTCCAGTTAACTCTCCTGTGCTATCACTCACATAAACAACTTCATTCTGAGAAATGTCTCTTACTTTTGCAGTATCAGAATCGAGTGCATCAATATTTCCAGTTCCATCTATATAAAGATTATTCCATTGATTTGCGCCAGATCCAAGATCTCTTGTGCCAGATGGTATTAAATTTGTAACGAATTTTGCATTTGCTGTGATTGTGTCAGCATCACTATTACCAAGATAAACATCATTATTAAAAAATGCAGTGTCATCATGAGTGATGGTGCCATCTATATCAACATTTCCTTGAAATGTACTTAGACCACTTACAAATAATGAAGTGGCTTGAATGATGCTAGAATCTATTGAAGTGACACCATTAAAAGAATTTGCAAAGATAACATCAAATCTTCTAGTAGCAGCTCCAATGTTAACAGTTTCACTATGTTGAGGTAGTAAATCATTTGTAATTGTTGAGAATCCAGTTACAAATAATCCTTTTGATGTAACAACACCTACAAATGATGCGTCACCATCACCACTAATATTAACTTTATTACCTAAAGTCAAATTATAACCATCTCCACCACTTAAATTCAACCCTTGATTGAAATCAACATTTCCTCCTGTGACATTAAAGTTATCATCAATGATTGTTGTTCCACCAGCAGAATCAATTGTTAGATTTCCGGTGACTGTATCGATTTCATTATCATCAGTCACACCAATCTGTATATTTTTTATATCTGCACCACCGTTTGCACGAAGCAGTCCACCAAAAGTACTAAGACCTGTTACATTTATTGATCCTGTCTCTAGAACATCTGTATCAACTACTGTAGAAACATTAAACTCATTTGCAAAAACAGTACCCCACCTTAATTCAGTTGATCCAAGATCATAAATGTCACCCGCTTTCGGTAATACGTGACTATCAAATGTTGTTTTCTTTGATGTGTTTGCAGTGAAGGTGGCAATCGCTACATTATTATTAGTTGCATCTTTGACAATTAATCTAGTTTCACCATTAAAATTATTGATTATATCAAAATTAGAGGAATCTCCTCCAACTAAGTTACCTGTAATTGATACACCAGCTCCTGTTGTCTGTATTCTTTCTTCACTATTAAAATATAAAATAACTTGTTTGTTCAACTCACTACCACCACTCTTCATTCTTATTAATGGTCTCCAATTATTATCAAAGAATTGAAAAGCTCCTGGTCCACCTCCACCATCTGATTTAAATATCATTGGACCTGGTCCTGTATCTTCAATTAATGAAGCGGTCTGATTACCATCTGTTACATTGTCTCCATCAGCGGCAACCTGACTTGCAAGACTAGTAGTATGTGATATTTCAAAATCATTATTATCACCAAAAATAATTTTTGCATCATCTGGGAAGAATGCTGTTGTTCCAAATCCGACAGTGGCACCTACTCCTACAAAAATATTACCTTGGAATGTTGAAATACCAGTAACAAGTAAATTGCCAGTAACTGTTTCTTCCTGAGTTGTATCAATTTGACCAATGAATTTTTGAGCATAAACTTCTCTAAATCTATAACTACCACTTCCAAGATCTAAATTTTCATTATATTTGGGAATTAAATTCGATCTTAAATTAGTAGATACGTAGAGATCAGTAGTTGATGTAACACCAGTTATTAATGCACCATATGATTGTGTCTCTAATGTTAGATTACTATTATAAAATAATTTAACTCTAGACTGATTACCACTATGCAGTTTTAATATTGGTCTCCAATCTGCATCAAAGAATTGAAAAGCTCCTCGTGTATCTCCACCATTTGATTTAAATGTCATCGGACCTGGTCCTGCTTCTTCAATTAATGAAGCGGTTCGATTACCCTCTGTTACTGGATCTCCATTATAGTCATTTTGATTTGCAAGACTATTAGTATGTGATATTTGAAAATCATCCTCATCACCAAAAATAATTTTTACATCATCTGGGAAGAATGCTGTTGTTCCGAACCCGACAGTCGCACCAGTTCCTACAAAAATGTTTCCCTCGAATGTGGATATGCCAGTGACTTTTAATCTACCTGCAACTAAATTTTGAATCGTTTGATCAGTTTGTTCAACAAGAACTTGTCCATAAAAGTTATTTGCGTAAATGTTATCCCATGGATTTGCCTGAGATCCAATGTCTTGATTGGCTCCACCCCTTAATAAATCACCATCTGTGTTGATGCGAAGTTTTTCACTATTATTATCTGTGACATCAGTTCCTGTGAAAAACCTAATTACAGAAGGATCTGTACCACGTAATCCACCAGCTAATTCGATCATACCTCCACCATATGATCCACCACCTCTGATTCTGATACCAGATTTATTATCTCCTCTTATATTTGCAAAAGTATCACCATTATTATTACCAGTAGTGATATGAATTACATCTTCAGCATTTGTTACAAAAAATGTTGATACTGCCTTGCCACTATTTGGTTCAATACGAAATCTTTCAGTGCCTTCAGTTTCAAATGAGATCGTGTCATTTGCAGAGAATCTTATTGCAGTATTAGTATCATCAAGATGAAATATTGAATCAGCTATGCCAACTCCGCTGGAAAATGTAGATATTCCCCCTACTTTTAAACCACCTGATAAATCATAATTTCCATCGTGATCAACATTTCCATCTAAATCAACATTTCCATCTACATTAACATTACTATTAAATGTAGATATTCCACCTACTATTATACCACCTGATAGGTCATAATTTCCATCATGATCTACATTAGCGTCTATATCAATATCACCCTCAAATGTGCTTACTCCTGTGACTTTTAATCTATTAACTGTCTGTTCATCAACAGTTACTTTTTCAGTTCCAATTATTTCTTTAATGTATAATTTTCTCCATGTAGATGCATCTGATCCTAAGTCAAAAGCATTACTTATACCTGCTGTTAAATTTGATGTAACAACACCAGTTACACATAAATCTACAGTTGATGTAATTCCAGTTACGGTGACTCCCATCCCTGATGTAGAGAGTCGTTTTATATTATTATGATATAATTCTACTTGTGCACCTTCAACAAACTTTGCAAGATTTTCATCATCGTCTGCATTTTTTAATTCTATAATATTACTGTTAATTGTTAAAGAACCTAAACCAGTTTCTTCAATGTAACTACCACCACCAGATTTGTGATATATCTTCAGATCATTATCATCCCCAAATATAACACCAGCAGTATCTCTTACATAAATTGAACTTGCAACACTAACAGTCGCAATTCCAGTAATACTTACATCATCAGAAACACTCACCGCAGCTGATACTATAACTTGATTTTTAAATGTTGATATACCAGACTCAACTATAATACCGTTGTTAAATGTGGATAAACCAACGAATGTTGACAATCCAGTTACTATAAGAGAATTAGCTTGTACATCATCCAAGATAATATCATTCTGTGTAAATATATTTCCACCAACATATAAATCACCACCAGTGGTAACGATTCCACCTGCCGCTGCTAGAGTAATTGCAACTCCCACTGGAGGTCCGGTGACTGATAATCCTCCACCAACATTTAAATTTTTATCAATACCCATACCACCTTGTGATATGATCGATCCAGTGTCTGTATCAAGTGAATCGTCTGAATTATTGACAAATATCGCATCATTTATAGTTATTGTATTTGAGGCAGATTCAAGAATTAAATTACCACTTGTTGATTCTAATTTGTTACCATCAATAGCAATATTATCAACATCAACTTTGAAAAATGTACCTACACCTGACGCAAATATGTCCTTTGTTGTTGTAAATCCCGTAACATTTAATTTATCACTTATTGTTGCAAATCCAATTCTTACTTGCTCAATATCAGCAATATTAATATCTGCCTCTGTAACAGTTGCAATACCGGATATATCAACATCAACAAAATTATTTTGTATTGTGGTAATTTTTGCAGATCTTATTTCTTCTGTAGCTGTAAAAATACCAGTAACAATGGCACCTGTCGATACTGTCTCAAATTTTTTATTTCCTCCATGATGTAAAATAACTCCACCATCTGATACAAATGTTGCTATGCCAGCTCCTGATGAACCTCTAATGCGTATTTCACGATCATTATAAGTTTCAATAATGTTTGAATTTGATGAAAGTTCATGATATATTTGAAGATCAAAATTGGTGCCAAATTTTAATTTTGCATCATCATTAAAATCAAATGAACTTGTTGATATATCCCACTCTGCATTATAATTTGCTCCCTTGAATCTCACATCGGTTTCAAAATCGAGACCACCCTGTGCCTGTGATGCAGTTAATACTCCCGTAATTATTAAATTTGAAAATGTGTTTATTCCAGAAAAATTTGTATCTCCTAAAACATCAAGCAACCCTTTAGGTTGAGTGCTTCCTATACCAACTCTCTTCTCTAATTCAATATAAACAAAATTTGATGCACCATCGATTAAACCTGTATCATCATGAAATTGAATATTTGATATTGTTCCTCCGGCACCAGCTTGTATTGATCCTGGATTTGTATACTCTAATCCCCCCTCATTATTTTTTGTAAGAATTTGTCCAGATGATCCAGCATCATTATTAAAATCAAATATAGTTCCTTCTAATCTTAGATTTCCATTTATGTGTAAACTTTGAGTGGGAGCGGATGTACCAATTCCAACCGATGCAACACCCACTGTAGAATTATCATAATTGAAAAATGTAGCAGCATTAAAATCACCATTATCATTAAAGAGTATTTGTCCGTCAGTTCCTGGTGGTGCTATAGAGACTGTTACAGCAATACCAGGATTATCCATTCCTGTTCTAGTGCCCTCTGCAGTAACAATATTTCCTCTAAAATCTAATTGAGTTGTACTACTTGGACCTCCAACTAAGGTGCCCTCTTCAAATACACTGATAGATCCTGGTATTAAACCACCTTCAACAGGTATCCAAAATCTTTCACCGGGTCTACCAACAACTGATATGATTTGTAATCTTTGACCAACAGGAATACCTGGCGAACCCGACGCACTAGGTGGATCACCTAAATTTGGTTCTGCTTGTTCTAATCCAAGATATTGATATCTATCGGTGCTTAGATAAGCTTGATCAGTTCTTTTGACTCTTCCACTTAAATACTTTGGCATATTATGTTGCTGTGCTATTCTCTAAGATACTACAGATAAATTCCATCTGAAGTGGTCCGACTAATCCACCTGTAGTTGTAGGTCCCACTTGCACTGTAAAAGTATTTGCAATACCTATAAAAGTGTTGACACCTAAAGTTTGTCCCTTACGTGCAGGGTCTGTTGATCTAGGATAAGATTTTTCCTCAAAATAATTATCCTGAGAGCATTTAAATATAAGGTGATTATTTTCAAATTCTATAAGATTTCCAGAAGTTAAATTATGAGCAGTGGCAGTTGTCACAGATAAAATTCCAGTGACTGCATCATAAGAAGTTCCTTTAATTGGTGTTAACTGATCATTTACTTGTGCACCTGATTTCACAGTGATAGCATTAGGTAATGATCTAATAAATCTATGCTCTGATGGTCTAAATGTATGAGGTAAATTAGCAACAACACCTGTATTTGTCTCAAAAGTTGTAATACCTACTACTCTTTCAACAAAAAAAGATCTCTGAGGTGCAGGGAATAATGAACTAGTGATACCAGCAGTTGACGGGCATGTAAAAACAATACCAGCCATGGTTATTTCTTCATCGACAGTTAAACCATGAGGTTCATATGTAGTGACAGTAGTTAATCCTGTTGTATGATCGTATTTAACATCATTTATTGTAGCGATACCTGTTTGTGTTCCAGAAATAACAATAGAATCTGATACAATTGCAGTTCTCTCTAAAACCAATCTACCATCAATTAGTATGACTGCATCACTAGGGGGTATTTCTACATCTTTTACTATTCTATTATTTCTTAGATTACCTGCTGTACTAGTTGCAACACTTTTTCTTCTATGCGAAAATGTTATCGTTGGGAATGTAACACCAGTGCCAACATTTGATACCTGAGCGTACAAAACTATCGCAGAGGTTCCAACATTTGCTTCAAAAAGTGTTTGTTCTCCTGGCGCAACTGGTACTGCGACTGTTATAAATTTATTAAGTGGTGCTATTGCCATTTATCTCAATGCTAATATTAATGGTGTAACTTCTGCTTGAATAGCTCTCGCAAAGTCTCTTCCTCTAATTGTTGAAGTTGTTTGATCAATTTGAATTCCTTCACCAATATCAAAATTTCCTTTCTGATCGGTTGAAGTAAATGGAATTTGTGCTCCATCAGAACTGACAACTTCATTTGCTTTTATAGGTATTGCACCTTGCAAGGGTGTCGCTATATTTATATCTGTACCTGTACCGACATATTCAAATGAATGAGAGCTTGTTAGTATTCGACTTATTCTTTGAAGTGAAAATGGATCATTTGGAAATAATTCATAAGGAATAAACTCATTAAATGTTATCGTTGTAATACCTACACTCGTTGTCTCAGATGCCTCACTCACAGTAAAGAAAATAGGTTCCGTCTTTACAGTCGCAAGTCCGGTATTACCCTCTATATCAACAATAAGATTTTGAGTTGACAAATAATTTCTACCTTGAGCAATCACATTAATACTACCTATAGTTCCTGCAGCACTTACGTTTGCAGTTGCCTCTGCGATAATTCCTTGCGGACCTTTAGGGAGACTTGTCCCATCAGCATCCCTTATCAAAATATTAGGAGGATCAATCGCACTATAACCACTGACATCTACACCTGGCAAGACTGTAACTTCAGCAACTCTCTCAAGTGGTTTTGTAATCCTACCAGAACCCACAACATCAGGGTAATTATCTAAATTTATTTGAAAAAATAAAGCCTGACCATCAAATGGTCTTCGAACTGCACCAGTAAATGGTGGTATTGGTGATCCACTTGAATCGTCTCTCACCTCTGCACATACAATAACGTCAGTATCTGGTGGTGTGCTTCCTATTGGTAATCCAGCTGGACTAATACTAGTAACGATACCTGTAAATTGTGTTGATCCTAATCCTACTGCAACTAAACCAAAATTACCAAATGATGAGTTAGAGTTTGTCAAATCACATTGAGCACCAGAGTCAGCATATATTCCAATGTCAGTATTAATTGTAAATATAGAAACTAACTGTGCATATGCATCATTTGTAAGTGATACTCCAATTCCATTTTCATTATACTGTGTAAATGAATCACAAACCATAGATTTAAGATCTGCACCGATTGTTGAAGCTGTTGCGTTATCACCATCAACTTTCATACCAATACTTCCGGTCATAAAGTTTGTGCAATTTCGAATATAAGGTGATCTCCATCTCCCACTTGGACCTTCAGTTGCTGGTCCTGGTGCAGTATAACCTGTTATCGCACTATCAGATCCAGCTGGAGGAGGGAATGCCACACATGCTGCCCCAGAATGATCAACTCCAACATTAGATCCACCAAAGTTTAAATTTTCAACCAAACATCCTCTTCTGACATGAAATACGTCTTTCAATGGGTTTTTTGGTTGAACTATAACAAGTCTAATATCCTGTCCTGTTATTGACACGTCAGTTCTTAAACCGATTGGATTATTTTCAAGATATACACCAGGTCTTACTACAATAGTATCATTTTCAACTGCGATTGCTGCTGCACCACCTATTGTAGCTTTTGCATCACCTTCAAGTAATCCACTGTTAGAATCCAATCCATTTTTTGATACCCAAATCGTTCTTTTTGTTTGTACACCTGAGGGTCTCCAAGATACTCCAGTTCCAACAGATGATAGTCTGTAGTCTGTCTTACCAGCACCAGGATCTGCAATTGTGTCATTAACATCAATTAATCCTGAATCTAATTCTAAATTACCCTCTACTTTTGTTGCACCACCTATATTCAAAGACTTTCCAATACCAACACCACCAATGACAACTACAGATCCAGTATCTTTATTTTCACTTTCTAGGGGATTTTCAAAAGTAGATATACCAATCGCTCTAACATCATTAAATGTTGATGATCCAGTCACACCTAAACTGCTTCCAATAGAAACTGCACTTCCTACATTTGCATTACCACCAATGTTAATTGTGTTTGCTATACCAACACCACCGTCAATTACTACTGCTCCATTTAGAATATTAGTAGAATCAGTTGTATTATTAAAATTTGATATTCCCGATACATCTAAAGAACCTTGTAGAGTTGTTGCGTCATCAACATTTAAAGTAGTATCAAAGTCAACTGCCTGTTGTACATTTAAAGTTCCCTCTAGAATAGAATTTCCTACTACCGATAGATTGTTTAGTAAAGATGTGTTTTGAGTTACTTGAAGTGTGTTGTTTAAAGTTGTTGCTCCGTCTACATCTAAAATTCCACCAATATCAACTCTACCATCAACATTAAGAGCTGAATCAAAATCTACGTTACCAGTTACATGAACTTCTCCAGTTACATCTAATTCAACATTTGGAGTAGCATTTTGAATTCCAACTTTCGTCATTCTATAAATTGATGCACTCTCTCCACCTGCTGTATCAAAACCCCAAAGATCTCCAACAAAAGCAGTTGCGAGACCTGTTCCTTTACCACCATTCTCAGTTACACTTGCAGCAGTGACTACGAAAGCATCAGTTCCAATTCCTAGAGAATTTTTATTAACAAAATTTATTGTTTGAAATGATTGTCCAGCACCAACTTGACCACCTGCTTCTGGTGTTGGTACAAATACACTTTCATCCATGAGGAATATACCCTCAGTAAATGCAGGAGTTTGAGTCACCCATGTGATTCCATTCGCATCTTTACTCAAAAAAGCATTCAATGCACCATCATTATTTCTTGAGTCGAATATCTGTCTTCCAATACGCACACTTTCAGCTGTATGAAAACTTTGTGTTGCATTAGCAGTGCCTATTCCAATTGAATTACCAACACTAACCGAGACTGAACCATTAATGTCAAGAACATAATTTGATTCTTGTTTAATTTGACTTAGATTTTCTATATTAATCCCTATCTTTTCAATAAGAGCTATACCATTTACATCCAGCAATGACTGAGGGTCTGGTTGATTTATTCCTAAGTTTGTTCTCAGAAGTCCAAGAGCAGTAAAAAGGGTATCGTCATCAGGATCAAAACCTGGTCCAGTAAAAGTAAGAATAGTCTCACCACCAGATATTGGTGGATCAGATAATGTAAGTACAGTACTACTATCAACGGCAGCAACTGTAGTGCCTGGTGTAAGAGCACCGGCTCCACCTACAGTAGAGACAGTAAATTCTGGTGAAATGCCCTCGGTATTGTTTAAAGTTATCTGTGTGCTGCTTGGATCTAATGTTACTGTTATATTTTCAATTATGGGTGGACCATCTTCCTGAGTTCCATCCTCTGCTAAGAAAAAAGGTTGATTTAAATCCAAAACTTGGGAACGATAAGCTTTTTCACTTTTTAGTATTGGATTAAATTTTGCAGGTTTTACTTTTTCAGACCTTCTAAGTGCATTATTAATAATTTGTAATTGAGTTCCAACGGTGGTAAGACCAGCTAAAGTACTTTGTTTTTCAACTGTCAGATTACCTCTCACCCTTAAATCTTCTACAATATCAACACTACCATCTATTTGAAGTTCATCGATACCAGAAAATGTACTATTAGTGTTAAGATTAACATCACCACCAACGTTAATGTCCTTTAAAAAGGTTACGTCCTCATTAAATTGAGCTTTATTACCTGTAACTGTGATATCTTCTGACATTAGATTGGTAAATTAAGAGAATTAAGTGATGGTAATGATGAAAAATTCTTAGGTAATGATTGAGAAATAGATCCTAATTGTTCAGTTATCGCACCAGTATCGATTGATCCAACAGCTGTTTCTAGACTAGATGCGAGTCCATCTACATCTAAATCACCTAAAGGAGAATTAGCTACAATATTTGATACATCAAGTCCTAGTTTAGAAACTGCACCTGCTGATTTAAGAAAATCATTTCCAACTTTATCACCAGCTCCAGCAAACGCACGTTGTAAAAAACTACCCACAGTCGCTTCAATAACATTTCCAAGTAATCCCTCTGCATCAACTTTATTTCCATTAAGAAGAATTCTTGCACCAGCATTTAAATTGATATTACGATTAGCTCTAAAATCTATGTCAACATCAGAAACTAATTCAATATTGCTTCCCTTTATTCTTATTTTACCATTTTGATTTGCAGTAATACAAACATCACCCTCTGTGGTGCTTAAAATTATATCTACTGCACCTTTACCTTTTTTATTTAATCCTGCCTTTACTTCTACAGGACCATCATTGTGAAGTCTAAATTTACCAGATTCACTTAACTGACATAAATGCTGCTCTTTATTATCAGTAACCGCAGTTATGATATAAACAGAAGATCCATCAGAACCCATTTGTGGATTATTAACATCTATCTTAAACTTTGAACCGCAAGCAATCTGTTCTCTTGCTTCCCAATTTTCATTAGGTCTAGTCATTAGTAACCTCCATAACCACCACCGTCAGAAGGTGTGCTTGGTGGAGCGCTTGGTGGAGCACTTGGTGGAGTGCTAGGTGGAGACATGTCAGTTGTCGGTGTCACTGTTGGTTGTGTTACATTCATATTTTGAGTTGTAGTGGTAGTTGCCAATCCTGCAATTGTTTGAGATGTTAAACTTTGAGCAGGTGTATCATATATTATATCATGAGGTGTTTTAGTGTGCACTGCACCAACCATTTTAACACCTTTGTGTATATGAAAAGGTCCTGAGTATGGTTTTCCATTTACATAACCTACAATAAGATTGGTTTCAGGTCCTACACAATCAATAATTTGAATAATTTCACCTTGTAGATCTAAATCTAATTTTCTTATAATGGGTTTTATAAAAGCACCTACACCAGTCGATGAGGTTATTTTTATAGTTGGTAAATTAGTTATTGCAATATTATTTATCGGCTGAGCAGAGATAATTTGACCATTACCAATAGTGACATTATATTCTATACCATTACTATCTACAACTTGTGCATCCTCATATCCTGATCCACCAGTAACCACCACTGCATCAACAACACCAACCACATCTGTCTCTGAATCTATTTCCTGACCAACAGGATAATTTTCTCCAATAGAAATTACATCAACATTTTGAACTTTACCATAAGTTGGTGAATTTGGATCGTAATCAATATTTGCTCTTGCCACAGCACCATAACCTCTGCCACAAGAATCTTGAATACTTATCAAGGGTGGACTATTAAAGTATCCATCACCAGGATCAGTTATTTCTACACCGATAATACTAGCTGTTCTGGATACATCTGCTGTGACTTCTGATAAACCGTCTGTATTTTGAACAAATTCACCAAGAATGGCAGTACCAAAAGCTCCAAATCCATCTCCTCCAAAAAATGTAACCTTTGGTCCAGAGCAAAAATCAGGAACTCCACACTGTGGATTCTGAAGAGCATCTGCACCACCAGATATTTCATTAACTGCTTGAATTGCCTTATTGTAAGTTTGTAATAGATTAGGACTTGGACTAGCACCAGTTCCAAAATTATATAAATTTACCTTCGAAGTACATTTTGATTTATCCTGATTACAATCAAAAAATCCACCAATTGATGTAAATGCACTGGCTGAACTCGTTAAAAAATCCCCTACTTTGAAAGCTCCTGGTAATAAAGCAGAAACACCACCTAAAGCACCTGACAAATTTGATGCTATTTGATCATTGATGGTATTTAAAAGACCTCCTGTTATTTGTTCAGATATGCAAGGTCCAATGGATGCAACTTCAGAAATTGTTTTTTCAAGTAATCCTCTAATTGTTTTACCTAACCCTGCTTGAATTTTGCCTGGTAAACAATCCAAATCATTTTGTAAATTTTTGATTGGACCTACAAAAGCTTTTTGAGCAGCAATTCCGGCAAGATCTGCTGCGGATGTGCTTCTCGTTGCTGCTAAAACTATGTTATAAGCTTCATTATATTTTGCATCCAAGCCAGTTGACAATTTTGGAAGCATATTTTTATATAATTTATTCATCGAATTATTAACAACACCAGTTGATAAATTTTCTAATTTTTTTGTCGCAGAGGCTACCTCAGAAAATAAATCCAATCCACTTGACAATCCACCAAATAAGGTATTGATTGTGGTATTTACACCATTAAGAAATCCATCATCACAGGTATTTGCAATATCATCTGTCAAATTTTCTGTATAAACCTTTGAGAGTATGACTTCCTCTTCCTCTCCACTTATTTTCTCCCCTGTTCCATCAAGTTTCTTCCTAACAAAACCAGTTTTACCTGATTTTTTATTGTTTTCATTATCTTCAATTTTATATGCTGTGACACCATCTGCTTCAGGAACTCTATTCGTGTATGCAGAAAAAGGTTCAAAACCTTCACCAGCAGCTCCGATGGCAACATCACTCGTGCGACCCAAGGCACCAATGATGATAGGAACTTGTGCATTATCACCATCTATGAAAAATCCAATCACTACGTCACTAGGACTCAATCTTACGGTTCTTCCTTTTCCTGCTCCCCCTGTGCCATCAGAATTTGAAAGCATAGCTATTGCCCATGGCAAATCTGTATCAGGAAGTTGACTTTTAGATACTGGATGATAACCTAAAATTCGAACACGGAATCTATTTCCCCAACCTTCTCCATTAACTTGCTCCTCTTGAGCTTCAATTGGTGCAACTTGACCTATCCACCAATTAAATCCGTCTTTTCCTATAAAGTTTGTTTTTAAAAGTGAGTCTTCAATCATGTATATTTACCATATGTATCTCTTATTAAATTTAAAGATGTTATAGATGTATTTGGATTAAAATTATGGCATAAATCTTTTATAAGATATTTTCCACTAATTTTTTCATCAGTGCCTGTACTATCTATTGATGTTTTTGGAAAAATACATTCAATTACATCACCAGCTCTTAAATTTGTATTACACGGTATCAATATATTTATTGATTGAGTGAAAAGAGTATTATATCTACTCACAGATTGTGCTGCATACTCATTAGGATCTGCATTTGGATCTTTTGAAACATTTTTTTCAAGTGTTCCTTTATCAAGCACCTGTGAAAAAATTCGACTTGGTTGATCAATAATACCATCAGGTAAATTATCCGCAATATCATCACCACCCAAATTAGTTTTATCGGAAGAAGTAAATTTTTTGTATGTGACTTGAAAATTTGTAGGATCAAAAAAGTATCTATCACTTGAATAAGCACCAAATCTTAATTTTTTAACTAAATCTTGATTTTTTTCAACTGAATAAGAAAGTATTTTAAAATCTAAAGATGGTAAATCAGGGGTCGGTTCAAATGTTTCAGAACTTTCAGAAACATTTGTAAAAACATATTTTTGTATTGGACTTTGTTTTAATAATGAATCAACTGATAAAAAATTATGACCATCTTGTGTTTCAAAAAAGAAAAATCCTGCTGTGGCACTATTTGCACCAACTGGAACAGCTTTAGATGCTAACCATGTCAAGACACGAAATGGTTTTTTTAAATTTCCTAAGAAGGTATATTTATTTTGTGTTGATTCAATATTTGATTTACTTCGATTCACACCTAATATATTTGTTAGAATATTATCAACAGAATTATCAATAGTACCAGTATATTTTTTATAAACTCGATTTAATTCATTTGTAATTGCAGCACCTGATGTGAGATTGAGAAGGAAGGACTCTTTATCATCCTCACTCAGAACTTGAGTTACGCTAGAAACAGTGAGGTCTAATTTAATTCCAGATTTATTATTACCAAAATCAAGGACATCCATTTCTAATAATTCACCACCTCTTAATGGTAGTCCATTATATATTGCAGAATATTCATTATTCTTATCATCAGCCATCGTATTACCAGTATTAATTACTCTGATCTTTGCGGTAATAGATGGAGATAAAATACTTTCATAATAATCAATTGACACAGTTCCACTTCTTATGTCAACACTTTTTGTGTTTGAATTGTTATATAAAGTTAACTTTTGATATTTTGAAGGTTTAGTTGACATTTTACTGACCTATTTTTAAAAGTTGCAAGTCTTCAATTTGTTGTTTTTTATTATTATTTTTAATAATAGTAAATTCTGCGATGTTATTTTGGGATGTTTGTTGTTGATTATTGGTTTGTTTATTAATAATTATGATCTCCTTGTCTTTTGCTGTTTTTAAATTTCTCTGTAACAATTCTAATTTAATCTTGTCTCTATATTTGGTATCAAAAATATCTCCGTAACCCAAAGTAAGTGCATTTTTCCACCACGGATATGGTTTTTTCTTTAATTCTAAAGCTAAACTGTTTTCCAAATTCTCAATATATTTTTTGCTACCGATTTCGTTCATTGCTGCTTCAACTTTTCCCTCTCTAATTTTGTCATATTGTCTGTTTAGTGGATCATTTATTAAAAAATCAGCTGCTTCATTTAATCCATAATCTACAACAAATCCAATTCCTAAGTTTTTAAAACCTGAAACAACTTGTGATGGTTTAATTGATTTAATACTTCTTAATGAAAATAAGTTTTTCAACCTATTTCCTAAATTGAATTTAACTTTGGGTTTGGATTTTATATCGGGTGCTTTAAATTTTTGATCATCGAGTAGTTTATTTGTGTTAATTTTTTTATTTTTAGTATTTGTCTTTTTATCTTTATTATTGATATTTTTTTTGCCCTTATTTTTGTTATTTAATTTTGAATCCAATGTATTTGTTTGTTTTGACATTGTATCTTCAAGTAATTTTATTTTACCATCAGATAATTTTTTAATATTTTTAAAATTATTGGAAAGAGTGTTACTGCTTACTGTAATCTTTGATTTTGCACCCTTTAAATTAAATTTTGATAAAACAGTACTACTTACTACAAGTCTTTTAATAATTTCACCTAAATTATCACTCAAAAAATTAACAGCATTTTTTACAGTGCTAATTATTTCTTTTATATCTTTAATAATTTTTTTTGTTGATTCAATTATTTTTGGTAAATTAAATATCAACCATCCTGCAAATAATGACGTTATAGCTTTTATAATATTAATACTACCATCTTTTATAGATGATGTTAGTGTTTTTTTCTTTATATTTTTTTTATTCTCTAATCTTTTCTCTTCAGCTTCAAGTTTTTTTCTTCTTAATCTTTTTCTACGATTTTTGATAATAAATGCTCTTGTGTTTCTTCTAAATCTTCTTGTTTTTTTAACTGTTTTTTCTACACCAGAAAATATTCCTTTAACTCTTTTGTTTAAGGAATTTTTTATGTTTTTTGATGAGAAATTAAGATTCATACTGTGGCTGGAATATTATAAGTGTTTGAAGATTCAGTTTTTGAAAAATCATCATCATTTGCTGCGTTAACTGAAATTAATCCACCTGAACCACTACTTTGATTATATGACATGTTCTGTCCACCACCTTCACCACCAGCATTTATATTGGTTATTGTGGTTTTTTCATTGTTTGCATCTTCAATTAAAAATCTTGCCCTATCAATGTATTTTTCTAATGGTAATAATTCTGCTTTTTCATCATTATTATTTGTGGAGAAATCAATCGTCTTAAAATCACCTGTAAAATCCTTTCTTTGAAGAAATCCTTTGGAAGCTAGTGTGTCCACAGCTTCTTCTTGTACCTGTAATTTATCTTCATCAGATAAATTTTTATCTTTAAGAGGGTCTCTCATAGTCTCTTCAATTCTTCTTATTGCTTTTACATTTTTCTTATACTCTTCAAGACTGTTGATTTGATTTACAGAAGCATATGGTTTACCGTCTCTATCAAGACTTCCTGTGGTTAGAATAGCGTTAGCATCACCAGTTCTTGAGTCGAATCCAGTTCTAACTTTATTAAATTCATCCAAAAGTGCTGCGTCTTGTAAATTGACATTGGATGGTGGTTGAACACCTGCTGCAATTAGTTTTTGTTCTTCATTTGCAAATGCCTGTCTAAAAGCTTGTTTTGTATCGTCTTCTGCTCGAATTCCACCTGCAAGTGTGTTTGCAATAGATTTAACACCAGGTTCGATTACGTACTTAGCCAATAAGTATCCTCCACCCAAAACCGCAAGTGCCTTTATTCCTGCAGGTGTTAGTAAGAATTTCCCAATTAAAAGTCCAAGTTTGGCAACTGAAGTGGCAACACCTGCTATGATCGCTGGTAATTTTGCTATGAAAGCATTCATAAACAAAAATACTCCCAAAACTTGTGCTGAGCTTGTAATTACTTTATTTTTGATATCTTCTATTACATTTTTATCACCACTTTTGAGTGCATCAAAAAACTTGAATGCCTTATCACTTAACCAACCAGCAAATAAAAATCCAAATGCCTTCAATAGACTCTGTAAGAACCCTTGAGCTTTTTTTGCAACACCGGCTAAAGGAACTTTAAATGTCTTTTTCAACTCTTCATTTTCTTCTAATTCTTCCTCTTGCTTATCAAATTTTTTTCGTTCACCTTCTTTTAACAATAATCTCTCGTCATCTATTGCATATTTGCGATTTAAAAGTTCATTATTAATAACAAAATTTTGTAACCTTTTAAAATTATCACCTATTGTAATTAAAGTTTTTTCAATATCTGCTATCCTATCTTCAACTCCGATAGGTTTAGGAGCTTTGACTATCGCTCCAAATTTAGACAAATCAGTTCTTTTTCCAAAAACTCTTTTTACGTCTATCTTTCTTTTTTTAAATATAGCAATCCTTTCCCTATTTGATAAATATCTCCCTGTAGATGGATCGACACCAGTATCTGCAGCATCCAAATTTGGATTACTTAACATACTTCTTGGAATTTTTGAGATACTAGATTCCACTTCCCTGCTGCTGTTGTTTTAGGTTTTCTTCTTCAATATACTGAGTCAATAAGGATATATAAATCTCCTTTTCCCATGGGATCATATTTTCTAGCTCAGTTAATGAATATTTATGGTGCTGCATCAAGGCAAAATTTATTTTAAAGTATGACTCAAGACTCGTGTGAGTCATACTTACTCGAAAAAATCTGAGAGACCCTCCAGCACTACTTCATTATTAACACCAGTCTTTGGATTTTTAAACTTGACTGTGTATGACAATTTAGGCATTGTCTCAAAAAAGTTCTCAACCTTTTTAAATTGTTGAGAATTAAGTTGTTCAATAAATTCATTCAATTCCTTTTTTGAACAATCTGATGCACTCCATGACTCCTCATCATTGAATACTTGTTCAATACATGATGAAATCAATTCAAATGATTCTTTCATACCCATATCATCAACATCAAAGTTATTTTTAACAAACTCTGATAGTGATGGATATTTCATTCTCATTTTCAACTTATCATCTAAGTCAATGTCACGACTGTGTTTTGGATCCTGAAAAATTTTAATTTCATCCAATGGAATGATCACTGGCACTTTAGTTTCATTATCATCTGGACAAGTGACCATGACTTCAACCTCTTCACCAACAGATTTACCACGAATATTTAAGAACAAATATTCGATGTCAAAAGTAGATAAATTTTCAACTTTTACACCTCTTGACAAAATGCAATTACTTATTACATTTTTGATAGCGTTTGTGATTTGTTTTGTATCTTCTGACTCAAGTGCAATAATCAGAACTTTTTCCTCTTTGACAAGAAATGGTCTATATCTTATTTTTTTCCCAGTCGAAGGAAGTGTCAACTCATAAATTGGAGTATTAATTTTTGGTAATGGCATAATATTTTATGATGTAATTTATTTATTAAGGTAAAAGTGATCTTAAAAAGTTTTCATTTGAACCGATACTACGGCTCAAACTTGTCACTTTACCACATATATATCTCTCATAAGAAAAGTTTACACTTATCTTCAATGTTTGAGAGTCCCCATATCTGACAGGAGTTGAGTCTAAATTTCTAGGAAACATTCCAAAGAAAGTGTACTCGATTTGATTTTGATAATCTCTATCAAACTTTACTAACTTTATTCTATCACATTTATATCCATCTGTCCTCTCTCGTGGATATCGCATTCTATAAAAATATCCCTCTTGATCTTTGTTTATACCAGTTATCTCAGATCCATTACTAATATAATCAATCCAGTGTTCCATAAATTTTAACATTTTATATTCTTTATCAACATAAAATTGTAAATTTGTATCAACAAAAAGTCTTCTACTAGCAAATCTCTCAGTTACACCAGTAAAATTGTTATCAACTTCTTGAGTTTGTAATTGGGAACCTGGTAACACTGCATCACTACAGAGAAGTCCAGCGTTTCTTAAAATAAAATCTTTATCAACTCCTTTGGATGTTAAAAATCTTGAGAGACCCCCTGACAAACCATCAAAAGATAACTCATAATGAGATGTTTGTGCAGTATCTGCAACTATACCGATATAATCTGATATTTTTCTCTTTGATACCATTAAACTAAATAGTTCGTATATTTATATTTATATATGTCTTATAAGGGTAAATATCGACCTTCGTATCCAAAAAAGTATAAGGGTGATCCTACAAGAATCATTTACAGATCATTGTGGGAGAGAAAATTTATGGTATATTGTGACTCGAATACAAATATATTGGAGTGGGGAAGTGAAGAAATAGCACTTCCATACAGATCACCACTTGATAATAAAGTACATCGTTACTATCCAGATTTTTACATAAAAGTTAAAGAATCAAACGGTTCGATAAAAAAATATATTATTGAAGTAAAACCTAAAAAACAAACTATTGAACCAAAAGTTCAAAAAAGAAAAACAAAAGGATATATTTACGAAGTTCGTGAGTATGTAAGAAATCAAGCAAAGTGGGAAGCGGCAAAAGAATTTTGCAAAGATCGATTATGGGAATTTAAAATAATTACAGAGAAAGAATTAGGAATCTAATGAACAGTTATCCAACTGATGACAATAGTAATCGCATTAGAGGTGTTGTCGATAGAATTATTGGCACTGAAGATGCTGATGACCTCATGGTTGATTTAATGGAAGCTGTCACAAACTCTAGCACCCCTGTTCCAGATGTTGGTAAATATTACGTTTTCGTTTATAATCCAAAAACACCGAATATAAGATATGATCAGAATCCCCTTGTCGCAGTGACTGATGTTTTTAGATGGGGATTCCGTGGTATCAATTTACACATGGGTGGATATCGACAATACACATGGACAGAGGTTGCAGGAAATCTCTATGAAATCTATCCTTATGAGTTAGCAGACGTAAGAGAGATACCTTTTGGCAAAATGTTGCTAAATAGTTAAAAAAGGATATGGCATTTAGTTATAGATATCCAGATGCACAAATAGATAATAGGACAGATTATTTAGAAATAAAAGTCTTGAAATATCAGCCGCCTAATGTTCAATTTCAAAATGATATTGATGAATTATATAATGCAAGACAAGCTAACCAAAATCCATTAGTATCATCACCCTCTGCACTTGTTTCTGCGAAAGAAACATTAAAGAAAGATAAGTTCAAATATGGTAATGGTATTACTCTTGAAAGAGGAAAGGATCAATATAAAAATAAAGAAGAAAGTTTGGGATATGTTTTTTTACCG